CGAAGAACGGCGCTTTGAGCAAGAGCCCGATACGGGCAGTTGTCAGTTTCTCTAAAATTGGGTCCATCTGTCGCTCTCCTTAGTATGTGTATATTATAGCATGGGATTGTTCAAACGTCAACCACTAGATCCAGCTCCATTGCACTTAGAACGTATAAATAAGAGTGAGGATCGCGATGTACCACCATCCACCCTCTCTAACATAAAAGGACTATGTCAGCATGAATATTTACACTCCCTACACCTATCTCATAACATTTCTGCCCACAGGGCAACAGTACTATGGTGTCCGCACCAAACGAGGCTGCAACCCCACAGACCTCTGGAACAGCTATTATACTAGCTCCAAGGTAGTACGTCAACTGATCGCTCAACACGGCTGTGGCGCTTTTACAACAGAAGTACGTAGAACCTTTGCCACACGAGAAGCAGCATTGCTGTGGGAACATCGTGTTCTCCGTCGATTGGATGCTGCCCGTACTCCCCACTGGCTAAACAAGAACAATGGTGATAAGAAGTTCTTTGGCGGAGGCGTTCCTAAAGGCTTCAAGCATAGCGAGGAAACCAAACGGCTTATGTCGGAGAACAGTAAAGGTGCTCGCAACGGCAAGACTGGACGTCCTGTATCCGAAGAGACTAGGCAGAAACTTAGTGATGCTCGTAAAGGATATAAAGAGTCTGTTGAAGTCGTCGAAGCCAAACGCCAACGAATGTTAGGGGAGAACAATCCCAACTATGGTAAGAAGTATCATTGGTGGAACGACGGCACTCGCAATTCGTTAGTAGAACAATGTCCCGGATCGGAGTGGGTGCGTGGACGCTTATGGAGTGACGGACATAGAGCTAAGATGTTAGCATCACGGCACCCTACATAAGGGAAAAGGTGGGCTACTGCTGAGACAGTACCCACCCTCAATGGAAAACTGGGTCTAAATCAATTTTCCATTGCCGACAAAACGTATTTTCCAAATCTTTTATGAAACTCATCAAAGCTCTTCATCTTTGTAGCATCCAGCGGCAAGTCGTAGTTGGTAAGCGCAGTCTTTGCACCCATCACAACCAGCTCAGTTGGGAAGTTCGCCATCATGTAGGCAAAGAAGTTATCTGCCATACCGTTCCAGTCTTTGGCCTTCTTCTCTGCACGATCCTTCAACTCATAGCACAATGACACTGTCAATGAGTACATTGCTGACACTTCCTTGATCTGCAAGTCCTTGACCTTGCCGTCCAAAATGTCTTCTGCACGAGGCAACTTGGATGCAATCTTGCGGTGAGCCATAAACTTGGCTGCCAAGCCATCACCAATCGCACCTGATACCAAGTTAGTCAGTGTCTCGCTGTCGCAGTCCTCGTTCAACAGGTCGCTTACAAAGCTCCATGAGCGCGGAGTAGCAAAGGCCTTTGAAGAACTCTTGGGATCAAAGTCATACAGGTCTTGCTTGGCAAAGCCTACATAACCAACAACCTCTGCGTGTACCTTGTTGAGCGTAGCCCAGTCTTGCCAGTCATCAAAGTCTACCTTGGCTTCCAAGTGGACGAAGCGGTTAGCCAACGGAGCAGGCATACGGTAAGTGACACCACGATCGCCTTCACGGTTACCAGCGGCCACAACGTCAACGCCTTTGGGCAAGTGGTAAGTACCAACTCGACGGTTAAGGATCAACTGATAGGCAGCTGCCTGTACCGCTGGCGGAGCACTGTTCAACTCGTCCAAGAAGATGATTGCCGTTGACTCTGGGTCAGTAGGCAGCTCTGCTGGGGGTGCCCAAACCATCTTGCCTTGGTCGGCATTGTAGTAAGGGATACCTTTGATGTCTGTAGGTTCCCACAGGGCCAGTCGAACGTCAACCACCTCACGACCAGCGCTGTCGCCGATCTGCTTGACGATGTCACTCTTGCCAATGCCTGGAGGGCCCCAAAGGAACACTGGACGACGCATCTTGATTGCGAAGTTGATTGCCTTCTTGGCACTCTTAGGACCAACTGTGCGGGTGGAAATATCTTGCGCTTTTGCCATTCTAGACCTTCTCTTTCTCAGGGTTTATAACTAATCTCTCAGTGTTATAATTGTAACACCACTTGCTCAATGTGTCAACTTATTTTTACATAGTTTAACTGTGTTGTAAAATCGCTACGGCATGTTTTAATCTTGCCTCGAATCTTAACACGACTGCCTGCTTCCATACTAGTGTTATACCAGAAATCAACGAAACTGTCAACCAGTCGTGCAGTGATCCTGAACTTGGCATAGTCCTGTGAGTAGAAGCACTTGATGATCTCTACTTCGCCCTCGATCCGATCCCCTACTGAGCCTGTCAACTGTGTGCTATTACGTATGTCGCTGGCCAGCTCTTTGCGGCTCTGTTCACGTAGCATAGCAGAAGGTAAGCATGATACAATGGCAAACTCTAACATGTTGCGACCAGTGAACTCATCAATCTGTGCAATGCGTAGGGCCTGTCGCTCAAAGTCGTTGATCTTGCCCGACAGTTCTTTCAGTAGGAAACCGTTGAAGAAGTGACGGACAGCACGACCTTGCTCCATGTCGTCTGCCGAAGCTTCTGACACAGCACCTTCGCGCAACCAACGCTTGACCATCTTCTTGTTGGCTTCTCTGCTGATGAAATGAGCAGATGTACTGGTATTCCATTCATCTTCTTTGAAGTAGCCGCCGTTGACACGATCGGCTGCCACGGCCAATCCCCATACTTGATCTGCTGAATAGTTCATCAAGTGCTCCTTACCAAGCGATTGGATGTACCACATCCGTCTGTCCAATGTAGAACACACGATCAAAATTTAGGTTGCGGGCAGTGCGAGTGCTCTGCTTCAAGTAGTCATTGCCGTTGAATCTAAACATGCTGCCAATTCGTATTTCGTTGAATAGTCTGCTGTACACGGTTCGCTCCTAGTTGTTGCTGTCTATATGAGTATTATAACACTATATATCCAAACTGTCAACCACCTGAAGTGCCGGTCAAGAGAAAAGGATGTGACATTTCTGCCACACCCTCAAACGTGCCTACCCCGGGAGCGAATCGGTATTAGCTGTTTGAAACTACTCTTAGAGCGTGATGCCTAATGACTTGGCTTTGTAACCTAGCGCAACGATTTCACGGCTTGGTTGACCCATTTCGTACTCAGTAACAGTAACTCCGTTACCTGCCTTACGAGTGCGTGAATAAACAGCATAACCGTTCTGCTTGATGCGGCTTACTTCTGCTGATAGGTTACCAACGCCTAGATCATGCCTGGCCTGGCTAGATGTCAAAACTGCACCATTGTACAATGCGGTAAAAACTTTGAATGTCTTGGTTTCTTTATTGAATCTTTTCATAATGTTTCCTCTGTTAGTTAATGTAGCTGATTACTTGTTCTTCAGCATATATTAATAATACAGTACTCTGTGGTCTAAGTCAACAACTAATCTTACCAATTTACTTCTTAATGTTAACATTGGCACGGAAGAATGTGCCCAATAGGATTACCGCTGACCACGTCCAAAAGTTGAAGTCGATCATGTGTAGAGTCCCGAACAGAATGTTCCACGACCAGATAATCAGCCACGGACCCAATGCCAGTAGGGCCAGAATCAACGTAATGCCTAATGTCAATTTAATAAAATTACTCATGATCAATACTCTCCAATCGTTTAATATCTGCCATTTCTCGTTCAATGGCTTTGTTCTTACGGCTCGTGCCTTTGGCCGTGTCCTTCTGGTAGACCCGCCAAACATGCTCGTCACAGTAGCTCTTGCCCGGCCACAAGTTCGTACAACCACATACCTTGTAGGGGCCTTTGCTCTGCTCTGCTCCAAAATATTGGCACCCTGTGATCATCATGCTACACCTCGCATAACTGTTACCTTGCACATGTTGACCCAATTGCTCGGGAAGCTCTTGCGCAGGTCTGCTACTTTGAGCACAGTACGCAGGCTCAATTCACGCATGTGAGCACGATTCTCTTTGATAAACTCAACCACTTCAGTCTTAGCTTCGTCTGTCAAGTCGTAGTCGTTCAACATACCGTCCTTGACAATCTGTTCAATGCGCAAAACCTTCTCACGATCAGTATCCATCTTCAAGTCAATGTAGTGACAACGTGACTCAAGTGCTGCCAAGTGATCCTGCAGTTTCTTGCTACGCACGTTCTCGAACTTCAAGTTAGTGATAAACACTGCACCACCCTTAAAGTCGAACTTGTTTGGCACTCCCTCGCTTCGTAGCACACGGCTGTCAGTGTTCCAAGAGATGGTACGCTTCTTGCTAGTGTCCAGGGCCGCTTTGAGAATGTTCAAGCTGACATCGTCCAACAGGATTGAGTCACAGTCGTCAAACACGATGATGCTCTTGCTGTCGCTGAACTCGTAGAGCTTGCTGTAGAGGCCAATGGCACTCATAGCACCTTTGACGATCTCGTACTTGGGTTTACGCTCGCCTAGTGTATTGAACAGGTCGTCCTTTTCAAGTACTGCTTCAACACCAAACGATTTGCCTACACCTGGAGGGCCAGTGACAATCATAGCACGTACATCACCTGACTTGACTGCTTTGGTCATCTCAGTGAGGATTTCAAAACGCATGCGAGTGCGCTCGATGATCTGCTCATCTGTTTCTTGTGCTATTGTAGCATCGCTGATCTTAGTCTGTGTAAAGTCTGTCACTGTGGCATTGGCCTTGTTCTTAGTTTTTAACGCTGTCAACATGCTCATTCCTTCGGGTACTGTAGTTTGATCGGTCACGCCCATAACAGTGTAGGCGCCCTGCGCACAACGGATGCGGATATTCCGTTCTGGGAAGCCTGGAGTGGCACTGCCGTCAACAGTAATGTAGCCAACACCGTTCTTGTCTGTCTTGTAGTCTTCTACCAGCTCAAAGCCGATGCCTGCAACGTTAACATCGTTACCGCGTATCTTGTAGTAACCTTCTGTGAATGTAATTAACATAGTTTTCGCTCCTATTGTTTGTTTGTATGTATCTATTATAGCAAGGATCAGCCAATCTGTCAACCCCGGCGGTTGTTGTTGTTACGCCACAGCCGCTTGTAGAGTGTGTGCTTGTGCCAGTGTGATCCACACACGGTGAGTGGCATTGCAACGAACGAACCAACGAGCCTTGCCTGCTACGTTGCGCAAGATGTAGTCGTATTCTTCGCCGCTGCACAAGTCAAAGTATTCCTGGATGCTGTCGTACTTGTTGCTCTGCTGGCTATACTCGCCGCGATCACGACCATAGAACAGGCACTGTCCAGCCCACTTGGATTGGAACGCAAGGTACTCATCGCTGCCGTGCAAGCCAGGTGCATCAAACGGACGCTTAACACCAATCTCTTCGCCCAGTGTACTGAGGTTCCCCAAGTCCAACAGTTGCTGCACTTTGAACGGGTCCATGTAGTGATTAGTTAGGATAGCGCCTGTGCCGGACAAATAATTATCCCAATGGCAGTAAACTTGCTCTACTGTGCCGTCTGCGTATTCTAAAGCAATAGTTCCGCGAGTTCCCATTTAGTGCTCCTAGTGTGTTGCTGTCTATGTGTTAATTATAACGCCGTTTGTCCAAACTGTCAACCGCTGGATCTTTACTCAAAGGC